GATTTGAAATCTATGGAAATGAGAGGTATATCTATCAATATATTTCTGAAAAGTATCCAGAGGAAGAAATCAAATTTGATATCAATAAAATCAAACTTGTAACTCTGGATATTGAAGTTGCATCCGAACAGGGATTCCCTGACGTAGAATCTTGCGTTGAGGAAATTCTTGCAATTAGTATTCAGGATTATACAAGCAAGAAAATTATTACTTGGGGAGTTAAACCTTTTAACAATGTTCGTAAAGATGTGACTTATCATCTTTGTGAATCTGAATATGCACTACTCAACTCATTCATTAACTATTGGATAGAAAATACGCCAGAAGTCATCACTGGATGGAACATTCAACTTTATGATATTCCATATATTGCCAAGCGTCTTAATCGTGTGCTTGGTGAGAAGTTGATGAAGCGTCTCTCCCTCTGGGGACTTGTTACCGAAGGGGAGATTTTTATCAATGGACGTAAGCACACTGTCTTTGATATTGGTGGTGTAACTCAACTTGATTATATGGATCTTTATAAGAAGTTTACTTATAAGGCACAGGAATCATATCGTTTGGATTATATTGCCGAAGTAGAACTCGGACAGAAGAAATTGGATCACTCTGAGTACAATACCTTCAAAGACTTCTATACCAAGGGATGGCAAAAGTTTATTGAATATAACATCGTTGACGTAGAACTTGTTGACCGTCTGGAAGACAAGATGAAGTTGATTGAACTTGCACTTACGATGGCTTATGATGCCAAAGTGAATTATGCCGATGTGTTCTATCAGGTTCGTATGTGGGATAATATCATTTACAATTATCTCAAGAAACGTGATATTGTGATTCCCCAAAAGAATCGTTCTTCAAAGAATGAAAAATATGCTGGTGCTTATGTAAAGGAACCGATTCCAGGTAAGTATGATTGGGTAGTAAACTTTGACTTGAATAGTCTGTATCCTCACTTGATTATGCAATATAACATCTCACCAGAAACTCTGATGGATGAACGTCATCCTACGGCAACTGTTGATAAGATTCTGAATCAACAACTCAACTTTGACGAATATAAGGACTATGCCGTATGTGCAAATGGGGCAATGTTCCGCAAAGATGTTCGTGGAATTCTTCCGGAACTCATGGAGAAGATGTATAACGAGCGAGTTATCTTCAAGAAGAAGATGATTGATGCCAAGAAAGCATATGAAAAGAAGAAGTCTAAGGAGTTGGAGAAGGAAATTGCCCGGTGCAATAACATTCAAATGGCAAAGAAGATTTCTCTTAACTCTGCTTATGGTGCTATCGGCAATCAGTACTTCCGTTATTACAAACTAGAAAATGCCGAGGCAATCACTCTTTCGGGGCAGGTTTCTATTCGTTGGATTGAAACTAAAATGAATGCCTATATCAATAAACTTCTTAAGACTGAGGATGTAGATTATGTTATTGCTTCTGATACCGATTCCATTTATCTTAATATGGGCCCTGTGGTTGAAACTGTATTCAAGGGAAGAGAGAAAACTACTGAAAGCATTGTCTCGTTCCTTGATAAGGTCGCTTCATTGGAACTTGAGAAGTATATTGAAGGTTCTTACCAAGAACTGGCAGACTATGTGAATGCCTACGATCAGAAGATGCAGATGAAGCGGGAGAATATTGCCGACCGTGGAATCTGGACTGCCAAGAAGCGTTACATTCTGAACGTATGGAATAGTGAGGGAGTGGCATATACAGAACCCAAACTCAAGATGATGGGTATTGAGGCTGTTAAATCTTCTACTCCTGCCCCTTGCCGTCAGATGATTAAGGATGGTCTAAAACTGATGATGAGTGGAACAGAAGAACAGGTGATTGAGTTTATTGATGAGTGTCGTGCTAAGTTCAAAAAACTTTCACCGGAACAAATTTCATTTCCTCGTTCTGTGTCCGATGTGAACAAGTATCAATCTTCTTCAACCATTTATACCAAGGGAACCCCTATTCACGTTCGTGGGGCCCTTCTCTTTAATCACTACGTCAAGGAAGCAAAACTAACAAATAAATACTCACTTATTCAGAATGGCGAAAAGATTAAGTTTGTCTACTTGAAAAAACCGAATACTATTCATGAGAATATTATCTCATTCATTCAAGAGTTTCCTAAAGAACTTAATCTTGACAAATTTATTGACTATGAATTACAATTTGAAAAAGCATTTCTAGAACCACTCAAATCAATTCTTGATTCTATTGGATGGAATGTAGAAAAAACAGTAAACCTTGAATTATTTTTCTCTTAATGGAATTACCAATCACTGACAAAGAACTTGAGACTATTCTTAGTGCTCTAAGATTGGGAGGAGATACTTCATTGTATCAAAAACTATGGAGTTATAAGATGAATAATTTAAATAAAAATGAAACAAAGAAGGATTGATTTATGGATTTTCTTAAAGATATTGTAAAAGAAATTGGCGATGACTACACAGAACTCGCATCAGACATTGATGAGACTGAAACTTATGTGGATACGGGTTCATACATCTTTAATGCTCTTGTCAGTGGGAGTATCTTTGGTGGTGTATCTGGTAATAAGATTACTGCAATCGCAGGTGAAAGTTCTACGGGAAAGACTTTCTTCAGTCTGGCTGTCGTTAAGAATTTTCTTGATAGTAATCCTGATGGATATTGTCTCTATTTTGATACTGAGGCAGCAATCACTAAATCACTTCTAGAAAGTCGTGGTGTTGATACGAAACGTCTTGTGGTTGTCAGAGTAGTTACAATTGAAGACTTTAGAAATAAGGCACTGAAAGCAGTAGATATATATCTTAAGTCACCAGTAGATGACCGCAAACCTTGTATGTTTGTATTAGATTCTCTGGGTATGCTTTCTACTGATAAAGAGATTACTGATGCCCTAAATGAAAAGCAAGTCCGAGATATGACCAAATCTCAACTTGTGAAAGGTGCATTCCGAATGCTTACACTTAAACTTGGTCAAGCAAAAATTCCAATGATTGTAACCAATCATACCTACGATGTCATCGGTTCCTATGTTCCTACTAAAGAGATGGGTGGTGGTTCTGGTCTTAAGTACGCCAGTAGCACTATCGTATATCTCAGCAAGAAAAAGGAAAAGGATGGAACAGAAGTCATTGGAAACATTATCAAAGCAAAGACTGCTAAGTCGCGTTTGAGTAAGGAAAATAAGGATGTTGAGATTCGTTTATTTTATGATGAGCGTGGTTTAGATAGGTATTATGGACTTCTTGAATTGGGAGAACTTGGTGGACTTTGGAAGAATGTTGCAGGACGATATGAAATGGATGGTAAGAAAATCTATGCCAAAGAAATCCTAAAAGATCCAGAAAAATATTTTACCGAAGAAGTAATGCAGGCTCTTGATGAAACTGCCAAAAAAGAGTTTAGTTATGGGTGATTGTATTAAGGTTATTAAAACTAAAATTGATACAAAAAAAATAATTCACCAATTAGAAAAAAATCCAGGAGACTGGGGATCTCAACAAAAACTTAAGAATGTGGAACTTAAAGATCCACATACTCATATCACAACAGTTGATGTTCTTCAGTTAATAATGGGTGGTATTGAAAAACCAGGTCAAATTGTTGGTGATACTGAGATTTGTATTAAAACACCGGCATATGAACATCACAGTGAAATAAGAAAAATACTCAAAAAGTATTTTAATAAAATTGATAGATGTGGATTTCTTTCTCTTCCTATTGATGAAATTGTTGGTGCCCATATTGACGAAGGAACTTATTACCTGACAAGAGATCGTTACCATTTATCAATTTCCGGCAGATATCAATATTTTGTCGGAAATGAGAGTATAATAGTAGAACCAGGAACTCTTTTTTGGTTTGATAATAAACAACCTCACGGTACAGTTAATATTGGAGATGAAGTTAGAATTACTTTTGTTTTTGATGTTCCACATTCCCCCGATAACCCACAGCACAAAATAGATGGATAAAGTTGAATTTTTGATTCTAAGAAATTTTTTACATAATGAACAATATACAAGAAAGGTTATTCCTTTTGTTAAACCAGACTATTTTGAAGAAACGAATCAAAAAATTGTATTTCAGGAAATACTAAATTTTATTCAAAAATACAATCAACTTGCCACAAAAGAAGTTCTTTCTATTGAGGTAGAAAAACGCACGGATATTAATGAAGATAGTTTCAAACAAATTTTGAATCTGATTGAATGTCTTGATGATGTTCCTACAGAATTTGATTGGTTAGTTGATACTACCGAAAAGTGGTGCCGTGATCGTGCCATTTATTTGGCTCTGATGGAATCAATTCATATTGCCGATGGTAAAGATGAAAAGAAAAATCGTGATAGCATTCCATCAATCTTATCTGATGCTCTTGGAGTATCTTTTGATACCGCAATCGGACACGATTATCTGTTAGACTATGAAAAAAGATATGAAACCTATCATAGAAAGGAAGAAAAAATTGAATTTGACTTGGAGTTTTTTAACAAGATCACAAAAGGTGGTCTACCTAATAAGACTCTCAACATCGCTCTTGCTGGTACGGGTGTCGGAAAAAGTCTCTTTATGTGCCACGTTGCTGCTTCCGTCTTATTGCAAGGCAGGAACGTTCTCTACATCACTCTTGAAATGGCAGAGGAAAGAATTGCTGAAAGAATTGACGCAAATCTTTTGAATATTCCAATTCAACAATTGAATGAATTGCCAAAATCTATGTTTGAGAGTAAGGTAAATAGTCTGGCAAAGAAGACACAAGGAACTCTAATTATTAAAGAGTATCCTACTGCTTCTGCACACGCAGGGCACTTCAAGTCACTTCTTAGTGAACTTGCACTTAAGAAATCATTCAGACCTCATATTATTTTCATTGACTACCTTAACATCTGTGCTTCCAGTAGGCATAAAGCAAATGGTGCTGCCAATTCTTATTCTTATATCAAATCAATTGCAGAAGAACTTCGGGGACTCGCAGTTGAGTTTAATGTTCCAATTGTTTCCGCTACTCAGACTACTCGTGGTGGTTATGGCAATTCTGATGTTGAACTTACTGATACTTCTGAATCCTTTGGTCTTCCTGCCACTGCTGATCTTATGTTTGCTCTTATTTCAACGGAAGAATTGGAAGGTCTTGGGCAGATACTTGTTAAACAATTGAAGAATAGATATAATGATCCGACAATGAATAAAAGATTTGTTGTTGGTATTGATAGAGCTAAAATGAGATTATACGATGTTGAACAAAATGCTCAACAAGATATTCTTGACAATGGTAAAGATGAGAAGTATAATGATGAAGAAAAGAAACCAAAAAAATCATTCGAGGGATTTAAATTCTAATGGCAAATATTGATCCGGCAAAGTATATTGAATTTGTCCGTCAGACAACAAGTGAAGCAAGTAGTGATTTTGCAGCACTTCTTGCTCGTCTAACAGAACTGGAACTTGCTGATGCTAATGTTCCCCGTCTTCTTACTGCGGCATTTGGAGTGTCTGCCGAAGCAGGTGAATTGGTTGAAATTGTAAAGAAGATGTTTCTTCAAGGAAAACCTTATACCGAAGATAATATTATTCATATGAAGAAAGAGGCAGGAGATATTCTCTGGTATATGTCTCAACTTTGTATTGCTCTTGATACTACCTTTGAGGAATTGATGGAAATCAACTATCAAAAACTATCTGCAAGATATCCTGAAGGAACGTTTGATGTTCATAGAAGTGAAAATCGTGTAGTTGGGGATATCTAATTCTATAAATAACTAAAAAGTATTTGTAAGATGAATTCCCAAGACTTCCGCAATCTTCAAGAAGCTTATAATCAGGTTTATGAACTTGATGAGAATAGAATGGCTTCACGTATGGAAAAGATGCCTACAGCACCTGCTAAAGTTGGTAAGGCAACTCATTCGATCAAAGATCTTGCTACCTCAAAACCACCAACACCAGAAGAAAAGGCAAAGGCAAGAAAGGCACTTGGACTTAATGAAATATCTAATGCAAAAGTTGCTGCAGTATCTAAGGCTCGTCAAAATAATGTAAATAAAGCATTTGATAAACTCGATGATAGTCGTGTTTCCAGTCAAAACTTGGCAACTGCTATTAGTAAACAACAAAAAAATCAAAGACTAAGTTCTAAAAGAGATAAAAGAAATGAAGAGGTAGACCTCTACGACATCATTCTCTCACACCTTCTTGATGAAGGATATGCTGATACTTATGAATCGGCAGAAAGAATTATGGTCAATATGAGTGAAGAGTGGAGAGATAGTATTATTGAAACTCGCTTGGATCCAAGAGGTCGTCCTGCTTCCGGTCCTATGAATGTTTATGCTAATCCGAAGAAACCTTCACAGGCACATTTGGATGCTGTAAAAGCATATGATGAGAAGCAGAAAAAGAAAACTCCCGAACAAAGAAAGGCAGAACTTGATGCTTATAGAAATAGAAAAATGTATAGTTGAACTCTGAAGGTTATACTCTTACCCACTTGACTTTTAGTTGAGTGGGTTTTATAATTTGTGGGTAAGGGGAATTAGCTCAGTTGGTAGAGCACGGTCTTTGCAAGGCTGATGTCAGGAGTTCGAGTCTCCTATTCTCCATTTCTAAATACTTATAAAAGTATTGGTATATGGCTGATTTTAGAAATTGTGAATATGCAACTTTTGTTCAAAGTGGGGAAGAATATCAAGGAAGACTTGATGTATTTTTGGATAAATTTTATGAAATGAATGGTAAAAAAAATAATTTTCTTACCAATATAGGTTTGGTATCAATTTATGAGGTGCGCCTTACAAAGGGAAGGGAAACTTTTGTTTTTGATTCTGATTCAAGAGCATATCAACAAGAAAGATCAGTTTTAAAGGCAAGATGGATTGATGTTTCTTCTTCAAGTGGAACAAAAAAAATAGAATTTGAGGTGGGAATTTCTGATGTTCTGATAACACAAGTTATTCCTCTTGCATCTTTAAAAAAAGTTGATGATTTTGGTGGTCGTGGAGCAGGTGGTAAAAAAATAAATCTGGGAAATCAATTTGAAGAGCATTGGGTAGAAGACTCTGAAAAAGTGTTGCTGGGAGATACTAGTAGGAATAGATATATTCCAAAAATTATTGAGTTAAATGTCAAACTTCAAAAAGAAAAAAAGAAAGCATTTTCTGGAGTTGTTGCTGAAGGCGGAGCTAATAAATCTAGACCTTTAGTATTTTCTGGAAATAGTTTAGTAGTAGCTGCTCAGGGAGTTCTTACTGAAGAGATGGGATCAACATTGACTGACGTTACATTTCAATATGGAGCAACCAAAGATCCAGTTTATCTTTCTCTTAAATTTGGACCCACTTTAACATTTTTTAATTCTGGTGTTGGTGGTAGAAATGGTCCTTTACTTTTTAATGCTGATATGATAAAAAACTATAAAATTACTTCGGCAGCTGGAAAAGCATTTTTTGATATGTTTGGGATTGATGAAGTTAAATTTTGCGAATCTTTTAATAATTATCCAAGAAATAAACCTATTCAAAATCATAAAGTAACCTCTACTACTTTTAATTCTAGTGCTATTGAAAAATTGTTAAGGAGTGGAATTGGATATGGATATTATATGGTTCATCATAAGGGATCTGGCACAAATATTGATATTTACGAAATTGATAGAAGTTATATGCAAGCAGCATCGAGGATTTCTGGAGGCATAACAATATATTATGGTGGAATTGATGGTAAAGGAAAGCGCATAGATATAGAATGTGAAAGTGCAAAGTATAAATTTAAATTTAATATTAGAAATAAACAGGGTGGGCAATATCCATCGCATGTAATGTGTGATTACAAGAAGAAATAAATAAAGGTATACAAATAAACAATATGAAGAATTTTTTCCAATTTCTGACTGAGGCAGGTGCATCGCAGGCATCAATGCAAGCACAAAAACT